TATTGTTATAGAGTTTACTTACTCAACACCATCATCTGCAAACAAGGTGGGCATTATGGTCAATGGTCTTACCGTTGGAACATTTGCAGAAGACGCAAATATGATTAGCACAGGTTTACAGAAAACAGCAATATCTGGAATTAACACAACACAGACCTATGGCTTGGTGGCATCACAGTACAACCAAACCCTTACTAATGGAACCTATTCTGATAAGTTTGGATATTATATTGTTAATAGTAATATTGCTTATGCTAGAAATACTGGGCATCCAATTGTTTTTGGATGTACAAACTCAACAAGACTTTATGCATACACAGCTGACGAACCATCATTGATTTTGCCAGGGTATGGATTTTTAAATGAAGTAGATAAATACAAAACAAGAACATATGAAATGTGGATAAAGATAAATTCATCTGCAACATCCACAAAAAGAGTTATGGGACCAATAGCAAGCTATGACGGACTTTATGTAGATAATGCAAATCTAATTTTAAGAATATCTGATAACTTTGTTTCTTATTATGTAGGAGAATGGGACAGACCAATGCTTGTTCAAATAACTACATCTAGAAATGGTGCAACAATGTTCATCAATGGAGATGTTGTTGCGACAATGCTATACGATGTTTCAGAACTTACATTTGCAAGTTACAAGAGTTCAACCCTTGAACAAGACTGGATTGGATTTTATGCACACTCAGATGTTGATGTAGAAATATCTTGTGTTGCAGTATATGACTATGAAGTTGTAAAAACTATGGCACTTTCTAGATTTACATATGGTCAGGGACTCAAGTTTCCACAAGAAATTGTTTCATACTATGCAGGTGAATCAATTGTTCAAGATTTTACTTTTGCAAACTATGCAAGTAATACTACTTATGGTCTTAATCAAATAGGTTCTTGGCAACAAGGAACAGTCAATAATTTTATACTTGACAAAACAACTTTATCAAATCCAAACTTTGTACCGCCAACAATTCAGGTAGAGCCATCAAGCACTAAAACACAGGAAGATATGTTTGCTGTTTTGTCTAGTTCTTTGGCAACATACATAGACCTTCAACCAGATAGCACCTGGAACGGTATTGAGTCTCATGTGTTTTTCCCAACACTTAATCCAATGTCAAATAGTGCAGAACTTTTTTATGTTGTGTTTGATAAATCAGAAAACAATTCAGACACAAAACAGATAATTTTTAAAATTTATGATGAAAAAACTGGTGACTATTTAGAAGCCTATACATTTGGTGCAACAGGAAGAATCTATTATTCTTTTTATTACAATTCAGTAACTACAGCACTATATGATGTACTAGCAAGCTCAACAGGAACTAAGTATGCTGCTGGAATTAGCATTTCAAGATTAATCTCTAATTCTAATTCAAACTTTTTTGCATTCTTTTCAAATAAAGAAAGACTCAAAGTTTATGTTGGTGGTTCAAACGATTTTACCGACGATACAACCCTCACAGGCAAAATATATAGGGTTGGTTTTGGAGATACACGAAATTTTAGCAAGGTATCATCATCATTTACCTCTGCAGGATTCTTTACAGCTGCAGCAGCATCGGTATTAGATACTCATGTGGCAAACTATACAATGCTTGTTAGGGCATGGCTAACTAAATCATTTATTGATATTGGTATTAATTCATATTGGCAAGACTATGTAACTCTTTCTCGTTTGGCAAAGCAGGATGAATTGACAGGAGATGATGTTCTTGACTATGTTCAGTTTAATGTCGATTATCCAAGTCAAATTAGCACAACCAATGCAGACATAAAAACATATGTAACTTTTCAAGAAATAACTGGCAGCATGAATGCAGACATTTCAACATTTGCTAATACTGTTGTAGTTGATAGCACAAGGTATTTAGATATTTCCAGTGCCTGGACAAATACGAAATATCAGGTAGTTGATGGAACTGTTATATATGTACCTACAGATGTTTCATTCTCTACTTTAGCTATGGTGATGCATATTGAAGTTAATAATGATGGAATATTGCTTAACCCAGTAAATATTAGAAGTCTTCAGCTTGCTGGTCAAGCATTAGGAAGCGATGTTGGTAATCCAAGAACTATCGGTACAAAAACTGGAAAACAGTTAGTTCCATTTGGAACTGGAGACAATCCTATATTATTATCAAAATTTGACGACCCATACTACTACCTAACCTCACAATCTGGATTTAGGGTGGCAGGGTCAATGAGCACTCAGCCACCATCAAGGGGCTATCATGTAGACATTAATAAAAACAAGTATGAAAATTTTAGTATTGGCGGAATTCAGATGTCAATGAAAATTCCATTGTCACAATTTTCAACAACTGAAACATTGCTGTTTGAAGTAGAAAATGTTGATGCAGCAACTAGTATTAAATTTTATATTGATGCATATAATACCGCACAAACTAGGGCAACAATTTATGCAAAAGATGAATCTGGAAATAGTTATACAAATCTTCAATATTATTTAAATGGTGTTCAGGTAGATAGGGTTTTGGTTTCAAATAATGAATGGTTTACTTTGGGAATAAAATTTACAACAGATGTAAGTTTAAATAGCGATGCTGGAAAAATCAAGTTTTGGGGTCCACAGATAACAAACCACCTTGAATATTTTCAACCAAAAACAAGCCAACGAGCATCTTTTATAAACTTTTATAGATGGGTAAACTTTTTATATTCATCAACTGGAACAAAAACTTGGAACACTATTTATAATGCTGGAGCAAACACGTGGTTGTCCGTAGCACAAACCGCTGCAAGTACAAGATTTATTGGAACACAGCTAGACGATATTTATGAGTCTTTTTCAGGAACAGGAAAATCTATTTTTGACGACTCTTCGTCACGAATTGTGCCACAAACTTTCTCATATAAGCTATTTTTGACAGCATATGGTAACTCAGTTACACCAAGACCTCTATAATATGGTATACTATTGGTATGAGAAAACCACAAGAAGAACCAATGGACGCTATGGAAAGAGCGTTGGCAAGTGCTAAAATCCAAGTTATTGAAAAGCAATATGACTGGGGATTATATGTTTGGATTAGAGAAAACGGTAAGCCATTCCTTGACAACGAAGGAAACATCCTTAATATTCCATCCAAAAAGAATGACCCAGAACAAATCAAAAAGCTTAAGGATGCAGCGACCTATTGGGGAGAGCCAAATGGTCACCCAGTATTTTATCCAGGTCTAGGAAGAGTATCCGATGAAGAACACAGCGAGCAAGTAGACAGAATGAAGCAGGGACTTATTCCAAACCTCAATGACCTTGGTGCCGTTAAGGCTGCTCAGGACACAATTGCTCTGTATGGAGATGAAGAATAATGGAAGAATACGAATACAGAATTCCTGCGTCTATTTCAGAACTTGAAGAAGAACGCAATCAGTTTGCAGACCAGGACCCATTTACTAAGTCATGGGACGACGTAAAAGGATTCAGCGGTCTTGACGCAAATTTTAAAAGAAGAACAACTCGTTCATTTACTAAAGCAGAGCCATCAGCACAATACATAGATAGTGCTATGGGAATTAGCTCTGGTATTGGTGGAGCACAATCAAAGGAAATCAATCCAGGAACCGTATTTAGAAATGCCTACGGACTTTTTGACGTAATCACACCACCTTGGAATCTATTTGAACTTGCAAACTACTATGATACATCTTTTGCCAACCACGCTGCCATTGATGCAAAGGTAGAAAACATTGTTGGTCTTGGCTATATGTTCCAGGCAACTCGTAAGACTATGATGATGCTAGAAGCTTCAACCAATGAATCTGCTACAGAAAAAGCTCGTAAGCGTATCGAAAGAGCCAAGGTAGAAATGAATGACTGGCTAGAATCACTTAACGACGAAGACTCATTTACAAATACTATGATGAAAGTTTACACAGACGTTCAATCAATGGGTAATGGATATCTTGAAATTGGTAGAACAACTACAGGAGAGATTGGCTACATTGGTCATATTCCAGCGGTAACAATGCGTGTTCGCAGACTTAAGGATGGATATGTTCAGATTATTGGAAATAAGGTTGTTTACTTCCGTAACTTTGGAGCAACCAATGCTAACCCAATTACTGACGACCCACGTCCAAACGAAATTATTCACTTCAAAGAATACTCACCACTAAACACATACTATGGTGTTCCAGATATCATTTCTGCAATTACAGCATTGCAGGGTGACCAGTTGGCTTCACAATATAACATTGACTATTTTGGAAACAAGGGTGTTCCACGCTATATCATTACACTCAAGGGAGCAAAATTATCCTCTGACGCAGAAGATAAGATGTTCAGATTCCTACAGACAAGTCTAAAGGGACAAAACCACAGAACTCTTTACATTCCACTACCAGGTGATACAGAGACCAACAAAGTTGAGTTCAAAATGGAGCCTGTTGAAAATGGCGTT